GGGTGAAGATCTTCCGCCGGGCGTAGGGTCCCTCAAGCACCGTGAACTCGCCCGAGAGGTAGACCGAGCCTGTGGCGCCGCGCGTCGCGTAGCCGCCGGTCCAGCCCTGCGCCGGATCGTCATAGCCGCCGGGGCGGATTGTCAGGCGCACCTTGGCGAGCGTGCCCTTCGGGATGATGTTGCTGTTCTGCTTGGCGTCGTTGAAGTCGTTCCAGGAACCAGTCATGGCTGGGGTCTCCTTGTCAGTCGTTTTCGGGATGGATGGGGGCAACGGCAGGCGATGCAGTCGGCCCAGCGACGGGCGGGCTGCGATAGGCCAGGCGCTCTGACGCGGGTTTTGCAGGGCTGCGGATCTTCGCCATGAGGCGCCCGAGGTGAGGCTCCTCGATCGGATCCAGCCGACCGGAACGGTCCTTTGCGGGGAAGTTCCAGGTGTTGATCGTCTGGCAGACGAACGCGCGGTAGGGAGCGCCGGCGTCGTCCTTGATCTCCGCCATCGTCAGCACTTCATCGACGATGCCGGGCAGTTCGAGACCGGTTTTCGAGCCGTCGATCTGCGGCTGGAAGATGCGCCGGTTGAAGTCGTCCAGCTTCTCGTCAAGGATCCCGACGAACCAGACGTTCTTCGCCCGCGTGTGCTGCAGATGCGTCAGCCATGCGATCATCTCGCGGCCGTGCAACCCATAGGCGCCGCGAATGTCCGGCTTGCCCGTCTTGTCGGAAAAGGCTTCAGGCTGGCCCTTGCACCACTGGAAGCACAGCCGTCCTGCGACCGTGATCGAGTCGATGAAGATGGTCTGATAGCGATCAAGCGCAGCCGGATCGCCGAAGCGTTCGCACACGGCGGCGTAATGCGCCTCGCTATAGACCTGCTCATCGCGCAGTGCCGGATTGGGGCCGCCGATGAAGACCGCGAAGTCGCGACATTCGGGCCATGTGCGCGGACGCACGCTGTCGCCGGACCAGCCTTCGATCGCGAGATCGCCAGCCTCTAGGTCGATGAAGAGCGTGACCTTAGGATCGAGCGTCCAAAGCAAGCTCGTCTTGCCGATTCCGGATTTCCCGAAAATGCAGCCTTTGACGCCGCGCACTTCGGCCATGCGCTGATCGGCTGAGATGATGGGGAGCGCCATGATCACCGCTCCGCCTGGATGCGGGCCGCGACTTCGACGGCGCGATCAGCGCCAAGACCACCGGCATCGCGGGCGATCTGGCTGAGCTTGCGCAGCGCCTGCATCTTGTCAGCGACGTCGTTGAACTCGGCTTCCAATCCCCGCATCGCGAAGGCGAGATCATCGATCGTCGCCTCGGAGATGGGCTTGGCGGCGATTTCGTCATGACCCTGCATGGCTGGGATGCGGATCGCATCGGGAAGGGAGGATAGGCTGTAATGGGCCTTGCGCAGCGCTTCGAGCGCAGACAGCGAGGCATCGGGCTTGGATTTGCCAAAGGTGAACATGGATTTCTCCTCTCAGTCGCGCAGGAGGCGGAAGGTCGGTTTGCCGGTCCTCAGCGTGCGGGCCGGCTCGAAGGCGCGGCGGATCGCGTCGGGCCACGCGCCGTAGGCGCGCTCCGAGACCGAAAGACTGATCTCGACGTATTGGCTGGGGTCCTCGCCGGAGGCGCGGATGGTTTCGACGAGCGCAGCGAGCTTCGCCTGGTCCCAGTCGACCTTCTTCGGCAGGTCGGCGACGATGGTGATCGCGCCATCGCTGAAACGGACGATGCCCGTGTCCTTGGCAACGGCCGCGCGGGCTTCACGCGCACGATCGCCGAACTTCTGGGCGATGGCGCCATCGAGCCAGTCCTTCATGGACTTCGCGCTCTTCAGGGCAGCGTCAGCGTCCTCCTGAAGGACAGCCAGCATTTCGGAGGGCAGCGCGATGATGTCGCCAACCGGCATCGTGCGCAGCTGGTCGAGGGTGGGTGCGTTGGGGATCATGATCAGCGCGCCCCCGACGCAGCGGCGCGTTCCGCATTGTCCGTGGTGCTGGCGCGGATCTGTTCGCGTTCGTAATCCTCGACGTCTTCGAGGCGGTACACGACGCGACCACCGAGCTTGACGAAGCGCGGGCCTTCACCCGTCCACCGCCACCGCTCGAGCGTGCGGTGGCTGATGTTCCACCGCGCAGCCAGGTCGATCTGGTTGAGATGTTTCGTAGCCATCTGAGTCTCCTTGGGTCTCTGACGAAAACCTGCGGAGAGGATGACGAAGGATCAGTATGGCGTCGTCGGGATGAGAAATGGATCAGAAGGGGACGGAATCGAGCGAATTTCGCTGTGGCAAGGGGATAGGAAGGGGGATGCCTGGGGGATGCGCACCGACGCCCAAGCGATAAAGGCTTGGGATAACAAACCCCTGCGCAGGGGGATCAGGAGAACTTGGTGTTGAGCCGGTAACGCCCGCGTCGATCAGACTGGATGAGCTTCCGCCAGTCCGGCTGCGTCTTGAAGAGATCGGATAGCCGCGTGCAGGACGAACCGGCCTTCGCCAGCACGGCCTTGCCGTGCTGCCACGGTCTGCCGGTGGCTGCGGCCTCATGGAGGATACGAACTACGCGGGCCTGGATGGACCCGAGGAAATAGGTCTGGTCTCCGAGGATCACCTCGCTGAAATCATGCCTTTGCTCGAACACGACCTGAACTGCGCGCTGTGTTCCTCCGAGCCCGTGACGGGTCTCAGCACGGTCACGCTCACCGCGTCGAACAACAAGTTCTTCCGCTTTAATCAGGATGCCATTCTCCGGCTTCAGCACGACGCAGTAGCGGTGCTCCGGCGCCTCAAAACGCTCAATGCGCGCGGCGCCCTCGTGGAAGAGCCGATAGGCATCCTGCGGGCGGAGGTCCTGCAGCCCGTGAAAGAGGCCTTGTTCCTCGGGGATGCTGAACCATTGGCCATCCTCCACCTCCTCGTAGCAGCCCTGCTCGAGGCGGACGGCGAAAAGGCGCACAGACACTTTGAGAAGCCCGTTCTCCGCGAGATAGACGAGGTCGCGGTGGGGGATGCCCCAGCGGTCCTCAAGTTCATCCAGCGTGAAGTAGTCCTTTTCGATTGTGGCCATTCCCGCACACTCGCCCGCCATTCTGTTCCCTCTACGTTCTACCCCCTTGACGCGGACGGCGCAATCCTCTCTTATCCACAATATCCACACGATCCACATATCGGACGGGGCATATGGACATCACACTGGCCGAAAGGCTCAGAGCCCGCGCGCGCCAGCTCGGCATGAATGCGAGGGAGGTGGCGGAGCAAGCGCGCGTCAACAGGTCGTTTGTCTACGACATCATGCGCGGGCGTTCCGAGCACCCCAATCGTGAGAAGCTCGATAAGGTTGCCAGGGCCATTAAGGTCGACCGAGACTGGCTTCTGAAAGGGAAGGGTCAAGTCGAGGGGGACGAGCCCGAGATGGAGGAAGCGGACGGGTTCATCGCTGTCCCCTCGGTCGAAATCACCGCCTCCATGGGAGGAGGTCAGATCCTTTCCGACGAGGTCGAAGACGGTGAGCCCTACCACTTCAAGAACTCATGGATCACGCGTCGCCTGCGCGCTGATCCGGCAAACCTGAGGATCATGCATGTCGAGGGCGACAGCATGATGCCGACCCTTCACGATGGGGACGTTGTGCTCGTCGATCTCGCGCGCGCTCTTCCGACACCGCCGGGCATCTTCGTGCTGTTCGATGGGATGGGCCTCGTGGCCAAACGGCTCGAGCACATTCCCAACTCCGACCCACCGCGCGTACGGGTGATCTCCGACAACACTTTCTACACGCCCTATGAGCGGATCGCTGACGAGATCAAGATCATCGGTCGCATCCGTTGGTTTGGCAGAGAGATATGAGCGTGAGCGATTCCATCATCCGCGGGCGCCGTCCGCTGTGAATTACCGGCATGAACAAGAACCTGCGCGCCGCTTCTAATGACTCCGCAGAAACCTGATAAGATACGGATTTGTATTGCGTATTTCCCGTTCGCGACTAAGCGTTTGCTTGTCGAATTTGATTGCGAACGGTCTCCATGCACACAGCGCTCTCCGGCCCAAACCCCCTCGCTGCCGAACGCCTTCCGGCGGATGCACGGCTCGATGAAGTCGCGCGCATCCTTGCAATTGGCCTGAGGCGTATTCTCTCGGAACAGTCGAGTTCTTTATCTGCAGAAAGCGGAGAGAGTTCATTCGACATTCTCGCCCTCAAACGCCGTGTTGGTCGTCGCAAACCGAACAACCGAGTTGGAGGGTGATGATGGTAGTTGCCAGGAAGAAGTTGGACGACGCGCTGATGCGACCGCGTGAAAGCGCCGCCTCAGACGCGAGCGTGGTGGCGCAGCTTTCAGCGCTGAAGCAGATGTCGGTCGGGGAATTAAAGGCAAAGTGGGAGAGCCTCTTCGGCTCGCCGGCGCCGAACAACAGCCGCAGCTACCTCGAACTACGGCTCGGCTACCGGATCCAGGAGCTGACGCTCGGCGGCCTGTCGCGCGAGACACGGCGAATGCTCGATCTTCTCGCCGACGAAATCGACGGGAAGCTGGGTCGAAAAACCATCATTGAAGACGGTCGCAACCCCGTCGCAGGCACGCGGCTGCTTCGCGAATGGAACGGCGTTGAGCATACTGTCACCGTGTTGCGGGATGGCTTCGACTGGCAGGGCCGCAGGTTCAAATCGCTGTCGGCGGTCGCGCGGGCGATCACCGGCACGCAATGGAACGGCTACCGCTTCTTCGGGCTTCGTGAGGTCGGGAGGGATTTGCGATGAGCCGCGCGCAAACTGCGATCCATCCCATACCACGCCGTCAGCGCTGCGCGATCTACACGCGC